TTAGTTGCACGTAAAATGCCTGTAAGTAAAGCAATAAAAGAAGTTATAGAGCCTAAAACAATTTCTGAAAGAGATACATGGACAAGAAGAACTAGAACAAAGGAGTTTAAAGTAGCAGTGAGTAAAGAAAAGATAGAAATGCTAGCTAAACATGGTATTACAGATGAAAGTCTTGCAGAGAAATGGAATGAATTAGAAAGAGACGCTGTAGAACTAGGTACAAATAATAAGGTAGAAAGTATTAAGATAAGACGTGGAATACTACAAGACCTATCACAGTACAAAGGTTGGGCTAGAGATGAAAAGGTAAAACTAAAACAAGAACAAGTAGAAGGTGTATTTGATACAAAAATGCTTGGAGAGATACTTAAGATAAAAGGCACATCTCAAGAAGCAGAAGGTAATATAACTAATGAGTCTTGATGGTGAAGAAAAATACCAACTAATCCAACAAGGATTAGAATTAGCACGTAATATGGGTAAGTTTGGGAAAGTATGTTTTCCTAAAGCTTTAACACGTGCAGTACCTGATTTTCATCAAGAAATATATAGAACATTATTAAATGAAGAGTATAGGCGTGTTATGGTAGCAGCACCTAGAGGTACAGCTAAGTCTACTGTAGCTAGTCTTATATTACCATTATACAAGATTACATTTAAACAACCAGATGAAGACTTGTTTATTGTTATTGTATCAGAATCACAAGCACAAAGTATAAACTTCTTATCTCGTATAAAATACCATTTAGACCATAGTGAGATATATAAAAAGCTATATGGTGATAAAGGAAGTAATACTGCAGCTAGATGGACAGGAACAGATGTAGTTCTTAATAATGGTGCAAGAATAGTAGCTGTAGGTACAGGACAAAGAGTTAGAGGTTTTATACAAGGAGATACAAGACCTAATTTAATTATAGTAGATGACTTTGAATCAGAGTTAAATGCATCTACACCAGAAGCAAGAAGTAAAAATAGAAAGTGGATGACAGAAGCTGTAATACCTTCTTTATCAGATGATGGTAGAGTAGTAATGATAGGTACGGTTATTAGTGAAGATTGTTTCTTATGCTGGGCAAAGGAGTCAGAAGCCTGGAAAACATTATGGTATTCTATATGGGATGAGGATGAAAACCCTATATGGGAGTCTAGATTTCCAAAAGAAAGAATATTACAGATTAAAAAAGAATTTGAAAGTGTAGGTAACCTTAATGGTTTCTACCAAGAATATATGAATATAGCTCAATCACCTGATGATGCACCATTTAAACCACACTATATACAGTTACATCACTATGATTATGCACGTAGAGAGGGACAAAATCTTTTAGTTAAAAAAACAGGGAGTGGTGAAGATGTTAAACCAGTTGAAATCTATTGTGGAATTGACCCCGCTAGTAGTCTTAGTCGTAGGGCAGACTATTTTGTTATTGCTGTCATTGCTATTGACAGCGATAATAACAGGTACATTGTTGATATATTACGGGACAGAGTATCTCCTGCAGAGCAACCTAGCAAAATTATCGAAATTTATAAGAAGTACAAACCAAAAAGAATGAAGATTGAGACAGTTGCATATCAAGAAGCATTAAGAGATAGTACTAAATCATTAATGATAAAAGAAAATTTGTATATACCTGGATTAGAAAAGGGTGTAAAGCCAAGAACACGTAAATCAGAAAGATTAATTAGTTTAGTTCCTATGCTAGCAAAGAAACAATTTTACTTTAGACCATCTGATATATCTGCACAGCAAGAGTTCCTATCTTATCCAAGGGGAAAGAATGATGATATACTAGATGCTATATGGATTGCACTAGATAAAGCGGTACCTTGTAGAGTAAAAACTGTTGGTGCAAAAGAAAATAGAACAGTCAGAAAGAAAGTTCTTGACTGGATGACTATGTAATTGTAAATTACCTCGGAAATATATCATGGCATATAGTAAAAAACCCAAAGATTCAAAGAAAAAAGCCCAAGAAACACACGACTTATTTAAGTTGTATTCTGATAAAAGAGAAGTGTGGGCAGAACATGCACAAGAAGATAAAGAATTTCGTCTAGGAAAACAATGGACAAAGGAGCAAAGAATACGTTTAGAAGAACGTGGTCAAGCAGCAGTTGTAGTAAATAGAATACATCCTGCTGTAGAATCTGCTAAAGCCATGTTAACTTCATCAAAACCTTCATTTAGAGTTTCTCCAAGAGAGGACAGTGATAATAAAGTAGCACAAGTAATGAATGGCATACTTGAATATGTATGGCAAAATTCTAACGGGGACGATTGCCTAAGAACCGCTGTTGATGATTATTATACTACTGGGATGGGCTGTTTACTTGCATATCAGGACCCAATGTCTGATATGGGTAAAGGCGATGTAAAGGTTAAGGATATTGACCCGTTAGATGTTTATATTGACCCAAATTCAAGGGATAAGTTTTGTGATGATGCAGAAAACATTATTATATCACGTTTATATACTAAAGCTCAAGCTGAAGCATTGTTTCCTATGTATAAGAAAGCTATTAAAAATGCAACAACAGAAAACTTTAGAAGTGATAGACCTGATACATTAAGACAAGATGATGGTGAGTTGTCATTTCCAGAAGACCAAAGAACATCTACATATATAGGTTATGGTGGTAATAGCAATGATTATATCAGAGGATATGAAAGATATTATAAAGAGATAGTAGACCACTATAGAATCTTTCAAAGATTTAATGGTAAGGAAAAATTACTAGAAAAAGATGAATTTGATGAATATTTAAACCAATCAGTATGGTTAATACAAGGGAACTTTATAGATGATGCAGAAACAGCTAATTCTATAATGCAAACTTTGCAACAACAATATTCACAAGCATTAGAACAAGCAAAGTTACAAGGTATACCAGAAGACCAACAACCTAAATTACCTGAGATGCAACAATTAACTAATGCTGAATTAATAGAACAGGAGTTTATAGAGTATGTTATAGTGCCTACAACTAGAGTTCATGTTTGTGTTATTATGGGTGACCAACTTATATATGAAAGGATGTTACCTACAGAACATTATCCTATAGTATTTTTTATGAATATACATACTAGAACACCTTATCCTACATCTGATGTTAGAATGGTAAAAGGTTTACAAGAGTATATTAATAAAACAAGGTCATTAATTATAGCACATGCAACTACTAGTACAAATCAAAAGATTTTAATACCATCAGGCTCTGTTGATATGAGAGAGTTTGAAACTAAATGGTCACAACCAGGTGTAGCAATAGAAGTAGACTTTGACCAAGGACCACCTCAACAAGTTGCACCAACACCATTACCTAATGAATTATATGCTAATGAAAAAGAAGCTAAGAATGATATAGACCATCAATTAGGATTATATGAAATGATGATGGGTAATGCACAAGCAGCCCCACAGACATATAAAGCTACTATATCTTTAGATGAGTTTGGTCAACGCAAAATGAAATCAAAACAATCTGATATAGAAAGTGGTCTAAAGAGATGTGCACATGTATGTATAGATTTGGCACAACAGTTATATACAGAAGAAAAAGTTATACGTTTAGTACAACCTAATAATTCTATGAGTGAGTTTGTAATTAACCAAAGATTATATGATGATAACAGCAAAGAGATAGGTATTGTAAATGAAATTGGAGTTGGGAAATATGATGTGGTTGTTGTGGCTGGTTCTACTTTACCAACCAATAGATATGCAGAACTTGAGATGTATATGGATGCGTATAAAAATGGTGTTATTGATAGGCGTGAAGTATTAAAGAAAACAGAAGTATTTGATATGGAAGGCGTATTGCAAAGAACTGATTTAGTTGGTAAGTTACAACAACAATTAGAAAGTGCAACAAAGAAGATAAAAGAATTAGAAGGTGATATACAAACAAGAGAAAGAGAAGTATATCATGCACGTCAACGTGCTGAATTAGAAAAATTTAAGGCTCAACTAGACTCTACTTCAAACAAAGCAAGAGCTGCTGAAACAGTCTTTGAGAAACGCCTTAATGACGCAACGGGTCAAATTAGCAGAGAGGTAAGAGAATTATCTAAGGAAACTGCTAAACCAATTAAACAACCTTTACCCTCTATGACCCAAGAGGCAAGGAATAAGGAGACCATCTAAAATGGCAGATATTGAAACAACATCGCAAGACCCTATGACTCAGGCAACCCCTGAAACTCAAATGACAGGAGATGCTGAAGTTGGTATATCAGATATCATTATGGGAGTTGAAGAATCAAGTTCGTTAGGTGAATTTGAATCTTCATTAGAGCCTAGTCAAACAGACTCACCCGAAAATGTTGTGGAGCCTCAACAGGCAGAAACTCAACAACCTGCACCAGCAGAATCAACTAATGA